GAGAATATAGAACAACAAGATAATCAAGGAATAGAAATAATGCCATTGCAAACTTCTGGTCCTTTAAAGTATGGATCAGGTATTAGATACGCACCAGGAACTGGTACTGAATTAGTATATGGTGGTCAGTCTAATGGTAATGTTATAGTAGATGATTACTTAAGTATACAGGTTATTTAAAGTAAGTTTAAATATAATAAAAAGTTAGGAGAAAGAATGACTATCACTGATACAGGCATTATACTTGAAGGAGCTTTTAAATTAGAAGAGATTAAAGATGGTGTATCTACAATCCTCCATGAAGATCATAATTTAATTGTTAACAGGGCAAAAAAATCCATGGCAGAATTAATGGCAGGATCTCTTAGAGCTAAATATAATGGTGTATATATACCCAGTAATATTAATAGATTTGGTATTGGCAGTGGAGCTCATACTGGTACTAGTATCACATCAACACCAGTAGTAGAAAATAATGAATTATTTGCAGCTACTAAACGCGCGGGTGGTGATTTAACTCAACAAGAATATTACATAGACTTTTGGCCAAAAGGTCAAGCTATTGGTAGTTCCTGGGCACAAGATGGTGTAATAACTGATATTAATGAATATGATACAAGTGCTGTTATTGGCGGATCTTTTAATCCATCTAGTAAATTAACTTTAACAACTCCAAGTACTGTTGATTTAGTATATAATACTACTACAGATACCACAGGAACATTTATAAATGGGTTAACTTATACATTTACAATACCGCAAAATAATGCAAATCAAGATCCGGCTACATTTGATGCAACTAACCCAGTATATTATTCAGAGGCCGGTTTGTTTGTAAGGAAGGGTGATTTACAAATAACTACTGGGAATGCAGCTACTAGTACAGATTTGTTTGCATTAAAGACATTCCCACCAAGACCTAAATCAGTTAACTCTAAATGGGTAATAACTTGGGCTATACAGTGGTAATGTGAATGAAAGTCAAATCCTTTAGAGAATATTACAATACTATAAATGAAGCTTCCTCAGATATTACTGAACTAAAACATTTAACTCATTTAGAAGATCTGATCTTCGAGGGAAAAAGCGCAGCCGCTAAGGGGTTAGATTTCTTAAAAAGTGTAGCAGAATCGTTGAAGGACGGAAATGCAGATAAAGTATCTATTTTTAAAAAAATTGATGGGTCTCCTGCTATTATAGCAGGATACTCTACATATGAAGGTAAAAAGAAATTTTATGTTGGGACAAAAAGTATTTTTAATAAGAATCCAAAAATAAATTATAGTTTTTATGATATAGATAAAAACCATTCTGGCTTTGTAGCTAATATATTAAAAGAATGTTTATTGTATCTTCCTGAAATTATTAAAGATAATGCTTGGCAAGGTGATTTTTTATATGACACTGAGTCACTGAAATCTGAAGGAAGTAGCGTATCATTTACTCCTAATACAATAAAATATGTTATAGATGATCCAGAGTTAGTTGATAAAGTTAAATCTAAAAAAATAGGCATAGCTATACATACTAAGTATACTGGCAATCCTGAAGACAAATCATTAAAAGCTGGATTTAAAATACCAAAAATAAAATCATCAAAAAATGTGTTTGCATTTAGTACTGAAATGGAATATATTCCAGTTCTATTATCTAATAAAGAATATAAAGATATATATAATGACATTACAGTTCTAGAAGATAAGTTGAAAGAATTTAATGATGATGACATGAAAATAGTAGAGGAAAATTCAAGGTCTATTAATGCATTCATTAATTCTAAGATTAGAGCCGGAACTAAAATAGATAAGAATAAAATAAAAGATTTTATGGATTATATTACAGCTTCAGCAGAAAAGATTGTATCTAAATATAAAACAGATAAGAAAAAGCAAGATATATATAATAAAGCTAAAGAAAATATAAATGAAATCAGAGGAATTGCTAGTACTCTATACTATATATTAGATTGGCATTCCAGAACTCAGTCAATAAAAGAAATACTTATAGATAAACTTAATAAAGTTAAACGTTTTAAAACATTTGTATCAACTTCTAATGGATTTAAAGCTACAAATGATGAAGGTTATGTAGCCATAAATGGTAAAAATGCCGTTAAGTTAGTATCTAGATTAGAATTTAGCGCTAATAACTTTAATAACAGAGGATAGATGATGAATTTTAAAGAGTTCCATGGGATGGTAGAAAGGAAGAGTGGGGGTGTAATATTTACATTCGGGAGATTCAATCCACCAACTAAAGGGCATGAAGACAATATGGAAATGTTAGTAAAAATGGGAAAGAAATATCACTTAGAGCCACGAATATATGCTAGCACTTCTTATGACACTGGCCCAAAATCTAAGAACCCATTAGAATTCAAATACAAAATAAGTATCCTTAAAAAGGTATTTAAGGGTATATATGTAAGTTCTGATATTAAATTGAAAAATGCTTTTCAAATATTGGAAGATTTAGGTAAAAAGTACAGTAGAGTTTACTTTATGGTTGGTGATGATAGAAAAGATGAATTCTATAATTCTATGAAAAACTATGTTCATGATTATGGTATATCTGATTTTAAGGTAATTTCATCAGGAAAAAGAACAGCAGGTATATCTGCATCAGACCAGAGGCAATATGTTCTGAATAACAATTTTCTTAAATTTAATAAAAATGTACCAAGTACAATGAATTCTACATTATCTAAAGAAGTATTCAATAAATTAAAACAATCTCTTAAAGGAAATTAAATGATGGTGAAAGATTTATTAGAAAAAATGAATGATAAAAGAACACGATGTACTGTATGGACTAGAGTAATGGGATATCATAGGCCTGTTGATAGTTTTAATCTTGGAAAAACAGGAGAGCACCTTGAAAGAAAACAATTTAAAGAGGCTTATTTAAAATGACAATATCACCAAATTATAGTACTTCAAAAGGCTTTAATCCATTTTATATAATGAGTTCTCAAGTAAATAAATCTATACTTAAATTGAATATAAAAAAGCCACGATTTAAATCAGCATACAAAGATGAAGTAAAAAATTTAGACTTAATTAGAAATTCAAGAGGTAAATTATTTTTTATAGTATATGATGGTGATGTTAGTACTAATTATTATATTAAGGCTACTAAGCTTGATGTCAAATCCCATGAAGGTATATCAAGAAAAAATTCTACAGCATCTTCTAATATTAATGAAATATTTTCTTTATTCTATCTTATAATGGCTCATTCTAAATTAAAAGACTATAATAAACTTATTAAATACATTAGTAACAATCATGATAACTCTGGCATTTTGACTGGTAAAGGTGATGTTATAACATATACTCGTATATCAGAATTACTTGATGCTGATGATACTGCAGAAGATGATGTTTTAGTAGGCTATAATAATGCTAAAGAAATAAAGAAAGATATTGATATTAATAAAATCAAATCAATGTACTGGACGTATAGAGAAAAACCACACGGAGTTAACTCTAAGAACCCGTCAGATATTGTTATAGAATTCATTGATGGTAGTATGTTAGGTTATTCTAATAAAATGATTAAGGGTAATAAAGATTTAACACCAAAGATTAATACAAATATAATTGCCTTCTTTAAAGATTATAACACTCCTGAATTAGAACCATTAATAGATGAATCATGGAATAAAGTACAAAGTAAATACAATAATAAAAAATTCCCTATTCTATCTGCATTTAACATAGCTGACGAGCGTTTTTCAGAAACTTCATCTAAAGAAATATTTAAGACTATTGCAAAAGAGTTCAGTACCAACGGTCTTGATTTTTATAAAAATGATTTTTACTATCCATTCAGAAATAATGTTATAAAAGGGATGATTAAACTACTCAAAGAAACTGATATTAAATTGTATGTACTTCAAGAAATGGGTATAAGAACTTTTGGTAATAGTAAAATAGACATACCTTATAAATTACTAGTAGGTAGCACTAGAGGTAGCAAAATTAAAGAAGTATCTAATAATAGTACTCTTAAGGAAATATTTACCAATCTTGTCATTGATAATGTAAAAATAAATAGTATTAAATATGATGATGGGCAAACAATGTATATTAATTATGATGTACAAAAAGACAATTCCAAAAATAACTTTATATTACCATTAACATTAAGAACAAGAGCTCCAGGAGGTTGGTCTGGTAAAAATCTCTATATCTCTTCATCTGGCCCTACTTTTGTATAAGGTGCGGTATTGAATCAAAAGGAAGAAAAATATAAAATCAAACCTATAAGGTTATCTAAGAAACTAAGATGGTACAATGTACCTGAATTAATGTTACCTAAAGATGATGATGAATATTCATTAGATGCTAGTGGTGATATAATATCATTTTCTGGTATACCCGTACTTAGACCAGCTAGATGTAAAATTGCATATACTCATGAGATGATAAGGGAAATACATAGATGTAGAGAAAGCTATGAATACTTTATTGAGAACTATGTACAAATGGCTACTGATAATGGATTTACATTTATTAAACTAAGGAAGTATCAAAAGAAAATACTACATTCTTATTTTCATAATAAACGAATTATACTTATGATGAGTAGGCAAATGTCTAAATCTAGTACTACTGCATTATATATTCTTTATTCTATATTATTTGGGAAAGATTTATCATTTGGTATAGCAGCAAATTTACAGAAGATGGCCGTTGAGGTTCTTAATATAGTGAAAGAGTCATATTTATCAATTCCAATTTGGATGCAACAAGGTGTTAGAACATGGAACAGCACATCTATATTATTAGAAAATAAATGTAAAATTAGAACTTCAGCTACTACACCAACTGCATTTAGGGGTATGACATTCTCATCTCATTATGTTCTTAAAAGAAAGAAAGGCCCAGATCTTATATTAGCTAGTACTCTTGCAGTGGATGAGGTAGCATTTATAAGTAGCAATATATTTTCAGCTTTTAAAAAATCAGTATTCCCTACAGTATCTGCTGGTCTTGAGTCTAAAATATTTATGTTTAGTACTCCGAATGGAATGAATCACTTCAAAAAAATGTGGACTGATGCTCAGACAGGTACAAGTAATTTTAAAGCAATATATGTTCCATGGTATGAACATCCAGATAGAGATGAAAAATGGAAGGAAGAAAAGATGAAAGAGCTTGGTAACATAACTGAGTGGTTACAAGAATATGCTTGTGAATTTTCTGGTAGTTCAAAGACATTATTATCAAAAACTGGTATAGATAATTTATTAGCACAAGAACCTATAAGAACGTATCCTGAGGGTGATTTACTTGCTGATCTAAAAATATATATTGAACCTGAAGAAGGACATAAATATGTATGTGGCGTAGATACTAATAAATATATGGGAGATACATATGATTATAGTTCTATATGTGTATTAGATGTAACGACATGGCCATTTAAACAAGTAGCAGAATGGAGAACTGCAAATACAACTTACTTAGATATGGTACCTATTACGTATAATGTATGTACTATGTATAATAACGCTCATTTATTTGTAGAAAATAATTCAGGTGATGGACAAAGTTTAGTTGATCTTATATATGAAACATATGATTACGATAATATATATACTGAAAAGGATGATATACTTGGATTTAGGACTACTGCAAAATCTCGTAGAATTGGATTAAATAATTTAAAGAAACTAATAGAGACTGGTAAATTAGAAATTTATGATTTTAGTTTAATTGATGAGCTTTACAATTTTATATTACGAAATGGGAAATATCAAGCATCGAAGGGGAAAACTGATGATTCAGTTATGGCATTAGTTGCTGCTTTATTTTTTATGCAAGATGCTGAGCTATTTTCTCCAGATGATATAAGTAGTATAATAAAAACTCCAGAGGAAGATGATAATGAGTATATATTGAACTTAAGTTTCTTTGATGATGGCTCTAACAATCAAATGGTTTGGTAAATAGTGAATGCCTCTGAAGGGCTTAAAGCTATTCTGTGATAGTTACTATTAGAAGTTAATTAAAGTTCCTCAGATGCTCTTCAGACATCTCTAGACAACGTTTAAATAATAAAAAGGAGAAAAGATGAAAAGTTCTAAAGATAATAAGATATATTATGCAAAAAGTAATACAATAGGTACAATGTATTTTAGTAATACTGCTTATACACGACAAGAATTAGAAGATATATTGAAAGAATCAAAAAATATTGATAAGCTTATTAAAGAGAATTTTGATGCTTATGAAATAATGTTTGATTCAGCCGTATCTACAAATACATACACTGAAGAGATATAATGAATAAGAAACCAGATATCGAAAAATTGAATGCTCTATTCAATTTAGCTAGTACAGAATTAGACAAAGAAGTATTTGATGTGGTACCAATAAAAGATAATTCACTCAGTACAACAGAACAAATGTCAGATGATGATAATGAAATTATTTCATTGAAAACTATGAAAGAAGATTATTTATTTATTAAAGAAAGTATTAAAGATAATGTAATTGTTGGGCAAAATATATTATCTAAAATAAATACTGAAGAAGCAATATCAGATCCAGAAATGATTGAATCAATATCATCATTAATAAAAAATATCAATTCATCATTAAAAGATTTATCTAGAATATATAAAGATATTAAAGAAATAGAAAAAGGTAGAACAAAAACTATAGAAGTAGCTAAGGAAGTCCCAGGACAAGTTAATAATATTATAGTAACTGGTACTTTAGATGAAATTCTTGCTAAATTCTAGAATTTGTTTAAATATAATAAAATATGAATTAGGAGAAATAATAAATGGCAAATTTTTTAAGCGCTGGAGTATATTCTAGCGAATTAGATTTAAGTACAACTGTCAGCGCTACTTCTGCAGGTACAACAGCTTTTGCTGGCGAGTTCGATAATGGAGAAACATATAAAAGAATATTAACAACATCAATAAAAAATCTAGAAACTCGATTTGGATTACCTACTGATAAAAATTATAATGATTGGTTTCAAGCATACAATTTTTTGAAAAAAGGGTCAGAGCTGTATATAGTACGTTGCGTTGATGATGCTCAAGAAACTATAACTGCATATGATAGTTATGTACCGGGAAAAACATATTTACCTGGTGAAGGTGCTAATATATTAGATACTGTTGATGGTAATTATTATAATGTTCATGCTGCTCAAATGACATCAGCTGCACCAGTACTGGCATCAGGAGTAGTACAGAATTCTACTGATTGGGTAGAAGATGCTACAGTTAGTATTACAAGAAACAAGACAATGAATGCAGGTTTAGATATTACTTCAGCTGGAGCGCCATTATTCTTTAATGAATACATGTCAAATAGAGATGTTTATAGTACTAAATATGATATAAGAACATTAAGTACTGGGTCTGTTATAAATTTCTTAGCAGTATCCCCTGGCCTTGCTGGTAATAATATAAAAATATCTTTTAGTAATAGTATGTCAAATGGAGTAGAAACACCAGTGCAAGCTTCTTGGAATGGTGTTGGATATACAACATGGCTTCCTACAACTACATATGCTCTTGGTGATATAGTAATTTATAATGATAGAATATATAAATCACTTATAACAGCTAATGTTGATATTACAAGTAATACTACATCTTGGGCTGATATATCACACGTTATTGGTGATGTAGTATATTATAATGGAAATAACTGGTATTCAAATACATCAAATAATGCTGATGAACCTAGTTTATTAAGTACAAAATGGACTAGAGGTGTAGTATTTTCAGATCTATTTGATTCTAATTTAAATCTTAACGAAATCGCTTTAGTAATATATGAGGGTAAAATAGTTAAAGAAAAATACATTCTTTCTACTAACCCAATGGGTGTTGATGCTGATAATAATAATATTTATATTGATAATGTTATTAATAGCAGATCACAGTATATATATTCATTCTATCAAGGTGGAACTTTACCAGCACTAGTTCAAGAATTGCCTTTAAGTGGTGGAATTTATACTGCTCCAACTAATTTTGATTTAAACAGAGGTTATGATTTATTTAGAAATACTGAAGTATTTGATGTTATGTTAATTATAGGTAATGAAAAAATAAATAAATACTGTGTTGATTTAGCTAAAGCCAGAGCTGATTGTTTAACCATAACAGGTGCTACTAGAATAGATACAGTCGGTAATTTAACTCCAGTACAATCACTTGTTAATTATATAACAACAACATTGAATGATGAAAATTCATATGGTGCATTTTATGGTAACTATATACAAATAGCTGATAATTATAATTCTAAATATAGATGGGTTAATATAGCTGGGATGATTGCTGGTAATCAAGTTCAAACTAATGATTTACAAAATCCTTGGTGGGCAGATGCTGGTATAGAAAGAGGGCAATTACAAGATGTAGTTAAATTAGCATTTAATCCAAATCAAGGTGACAGAGATGTTCTATATAAAAATAAGATTAATCCTGTTATAAGTACTCATAGTTCAGGTAATGCTGTTATATGGGGTCAAAAAACATTACTATCTAGAAAATCAGCTTTTGATAGAATAAATGTTAGAATGCTATTCTTAATTATTGAAAAAGCTGTTAACTTAACTATGAAGAAATTTGTATTTGATTTTAATGATGAATTTACTAGAGCTCAAATAATATCTACTTTAGTGCCATTCTTTGAGAATATACTTGGACTAAGAGGTATTTATGATTATAAAATAGTTGCTGATACTACAATTAATACACCAGCAATAATTGATGCTAATGAGCTAAGAGTAAATATATTTGTTAAACCTACAAGGGTTGCGGAATATATTTCTTTATCATACATAGCAACAAAAACAGGTGCTAATTTAATATCTTTAGCAAAAACAATACAATAAACATTATAATAAATGGGGAGATTACTCTCCCTCAATAAAAGGATTGAAATGGAAAAACAATTAAGTGATGCTATTAATTATGTACATGATAAAAAATATTCAGATTTTGCTGCTGTATTAAAGCCTATTGTAAATGACTTACTGAATAAAGATGCAGGTTATAAAAGATATTCACAGGAAAAAGAAGTTCTTAATACATCTATAGCTATCAATCAGGAAGTCAATGCAGCTAGAGCAGAAGCAGGAATATAAAAAATAATGTTCGTTAATACTAATAAACTTAAATCTGAAATAGATTTAAAAAATTATATTGCTAATAAATTAGGTCAGGGTATAGTTAGAGTAGATATAACAGATGACCAGTACTCAGCTATAATTAATGATACTATACAAAGATTTTATGAAGAAATACAAGATGGTGTAGAAGAACAAACCTTAATTATAAATATACCAAAATCTACTGGAATGACAGGTATTAATGAAATAACACTTGACGATACTATTATGAGTATATCTGAAATGTATTATGCTGACGGTGCACCTAGTACTAATAGTTCAATAGACCCATTTAATGCAAATTATATTATGGCTGATATATATAGACACAGTATTAATACAGCATCAACTAGTGGCACAATGTCATTAGTGTATGTTGCTAAAACATATTTTGAAGAATTAGCTAATATGTTTAACAGAGATATTGCTTATGATTTTAATACATTCACAAAAAAACTTAATATTAATCAATCATTAAAAAATGATATTGTTCTGGCATGTACTGTATATAAAGCAATTAGCTCTACTAATTTGTATTCACATCAATTTGTTAAAAGATACTCTGTAGCATTAGCTAAAGAACAATGGGGGACTAATATGTTGAAATATAATGGTGCTGTACTATTAGGTGGAATGGAAATGAATGGTCAATTCTATATAGATTCTGCTGAGAAAGATATGGAAAAAATAGAAGAAGATATTTGGTCTAAATGGAATGAACCTCTTGGAATATATGTAGGATAATTATGGCTTATAATTTTAATCAAAATATAACTACTACTGAAATAGATTTATTCACTAGAGCATTTGATGAAGCTATTACTATGACTGGTATAAGGGCAAAGTACATTAAAGCTGATAATATAAGTGAGGATAAAATATTCGGTGAATATGATCATCAACAATACTTAGCACAAAATGCAAATGATGTTTATATAAAATTTGAGAACGTCCAAAGTATAGATGATAGTATGATGTACTCACAATTTGGTATTGAAATGAATGATAATATAGTTATATTTATTTCTAAAATAACTTGTGATAATTTTAATATTAATCCTGCTATTAATGATATAATTTATATTGACTTTATGGATAAGATATTAGAAGTAACAAATGTTAAATGGGAATTAGAAGGAACTGGATTCTATGGTGGTCAACAAAACCATATAGGATTTAAATTAACTACTCATTACTATAAAAATGATAATGACATTATTAGTACAAATATTCCAGCTCTTGATGAAATAACTACAACAGCTAGTACAGTACAAAGTGAAAATACCAATGTAAGTACTGCTAGTACTAATATATTAGATAATGCTGAAACATCTCCATGGAATTTTTAAGGATGATATATGTACTATTTCTTTAATACAATAAAAAAATATATAATAGGTACGTTAAGTGTATTTGATAATACTATTATTCAGAAATCAGATGGTAGACAGTCAGTAGTACCTGTAGTATTTGCTGGTAAAGAAAGACTTAATCAATACATTGCAACAGAATTTCAAAAAAATAGAGGTGCCAAGGTTATTCCTAAGATAGCTGTAGGAATAACCGGCATGACATTTGATCAAGAAAGAAAATCTAATAAAATGTCTAAAATGCCAGTTCAATACAGTGCCGTTACTTCTAGTACATCATCAATGTACAATTCAGTACCATATAACTGGACATTAGAAGTACATATTATAACTAGAACTTTATCTGATATGTTTCAAATACTAGAACAAACATTACCAAAATTTAATCCTAGTATTTCAATTAACATATATGAAATTAATAATGTTACATCATCTAGTGTACCATTAATACTTAACGATGTAAATTTAGAAATAGACTCAGATCTTGATGAGATGTCAGAACAAAGGTATATAAGGGCCACTATAGGGCTAACATTAAAAGGTAATATATTTATGCCACTAAAAAATGCTAAAGTAATTAAGAAAATAAATTTAGAATACTCTGATATGAGTAGTAATTTACCTGATAAGTATATATTACAATAAGGAAACATAATGAATGATAACTATAAACTAATACTTGAAACTAGTGGATCTGTTAATGGTACAGTTAGTGAAGAAATTAATGAGGCTACTGGTGCCAAGGAGAAGAATTATTTCATTGAAGGAGTTTTTACTACTCCTGATGTTAGAAATAAAAATGGTAGGATATATCCTAAAAAGATTTGGGATGAAGAAATTGAAAAATACCAATACAATATAGAAAATATTACTAAAGAAGCTCTTGCAGAATGGGATCACCCGCCAAGAGCTGAAGTAGACCCACTAGAAGCTGTTGCTAGAATAGTAGAACTAAGGTACCAAGATGATGGTCAAGTATATGGTAAAGCGAAGATACTTAATGACGGTTCTGTTAAAACATCTAAACTGAAAAGTCTTATTGATGAAGGATTTAAAATTGGTGTGTCTTCAAGAGGTCTTGGTAAAATTGGTAAAAACAATATAGTAGAAAAATATAAATTAATTACATTTGATTTGGTTGCATCTCCGTCTAATTATGGATCTGAACTATCAGGAGTAATTGAAGGTGTTAAATTTAATAAAGGAATATCTGAAAAAGAATACATACAAAGTCATCTAAAAGCGCATGTTGTAAGAAAAAAGCTAAAATTAAAAATGCACTAGATAATTTTTTTGAAAGTTTAAATAAAATATAAATAATGGAAGGAAATTAATTATGAAAGAAGAATTCTAAGGAATTTACTGATTTACTTGAAAAAAGCTTTAATGAAGCACTTGATAGTAAAGTACAGACTGAAGTATCTAAAATAGTTGCAGAAAAAATTGATGTAGAGGTAGCTAACAAAACAGCTCTTATTAAAGAATCTTTAGAAGAGAAAAATCTTGAAGAACAGCAAGCTCATAAAGATGAATTAGTTCAGGATTTAACTTCATATCTTGAAGATTTTGTAACTGATTATGTTAAATCACAAGAACCATCTATGAATGAAGAACTTAAAGTTCTTAAAGCTGATGCAATACTAGAAAGTTTTTCTTCTCTTGGTATTGAAATAAAAACAATATCTGAAGATGATAAACTTCAAGAAAGACAGGCAGAAGTTGAAGAATTAAAAAGTAAAGTAGATTTTTTAGTTAATGAAAAAATATCTTTAGAAAAAGAAGTTCTATCATTAAGTCAAGGTGCTATATTTGAATCTCTTGCTGTTGGTATGACTGATGTAGATAAAGAGAAATTCAAAAAATGAGTCATTTGTTTCTGAAAAAGATTTATCTTCATTTAAAGAGAAATTAGAAATTCTTAAAACATCAGTAGTTGAAAAAGCTGACGATGATAAAGATGAAGATGCTAAAGATGAAGATGCTAAAAATAAGAAGAAAAAGAAAAAAAGTAATAAAGCTAATGATGACGATGATGATATCGATGAATCAACTAAGTATAAAGTAGATTTTTCAGATTTTCTATAATCTAAAAAATTTTTACTTT